TAAGTTTCCAGAACTTGTAGCTGCACAGGCTATGGAAGAAACAGGTTTTGGTGAAACTCAATCAGCAAAAAATAATTTCTTAGGTCTTCAAGCTACAGCTTCAGAGGTTAAAAGAGGTGAGTCTGAAAGAAAACTGACTACAGAATTTAGAGGTCAAGGTGAACAAATAGAAGAAGCAGACTTCAAAACATTTGATAATATCAGAGAAATGATGATGCAATACAAAAAGGAATGGAATGATAATTTTAAAACTAAATCTTATAGTAGAAAAGGTATTGTAAATGCAAACAGTATTCAAGAAGCAATTAAAATGCTACAAGCTGAAGATTATGCAACCAATCCAGATTATGATAAAAATGTATTAGACATTATTGATCGTGCTATCAAAGAAGGTTGGTTTTAAACTATGACAGACTCTAATCTACAAAATACAGTGCCAGAAGGAGCTTTTGATATTGGGTCTAAAAAAACTGATGATTTTACAGAAAATGAAAAGATAAAGAATTTTGGCATCAAGGATATACCTAAAGCTTTATATGAACAGTTAAAAAAGAACTCAGGTGCAATCGTTTTACCAAATCAAATTACAGAAGAAGTTATACAAAAAGCTGCCAAGACTCAAGATGAATTTTTAAAACCAAGATCAGAAGAAGAAGCTACTGCTTTAAGAGCAACAGCAGCAGGTATTGTTGATATACCAAATGAAATAAAACATTTAAGTGATTACTTACAAGGTAATCCTTATGACCCAAATGAATTAATTGATCTTAAGGCTCTAGGTCTTGAAAAAGAAGGAGATATGGATAATGCAGCTTATCAAGTATTTAAGTTTGGTGGTGGGTTTTTGATACCCTATGCAGGTTTTAATAAGGCTTTGAAAGGTATAAAAGGTATAAAGGCATTACAAGGTATAAAAAATTATGACAAGATTGCTACTGGTGCTAGATGGTTTACAGCTTCTTCAGCAGCAGATTTTGTTGCTATAGATAAGTTTGACGAAAACTTATTTAACTTTCTTGCTGATATAGAAAGTCCTGTAGTAAACAATAAATTTGTAAGACCTATAGTTGAATATTTATCTGCACCCGAAAAGGGAGAAGGTGCAGACTATGGAGAAGCAGCATTAAAATCTTTTTTAGCTAATAGTTTGTTTTTTGAAACTGTACCTGTTGCTGGTGGTGCTGCTATAAAAAGTGTACCAAAATTAAGAAAAACACTAGAACCATACGCTGTAAGACTAATTGATAATATTACAGGTGGTCCAAACATACTGAACCAAAAGCAAATGCTTGATAGAACTGTTCAGTTATTTAAAGATATAAAGAATGACCCGACTAGACTTGAGTTTGCTAAAACACAAATTAAAAGATTAAACAAAGCAACTCTTGTAGGTAGTGAAGAATTTTCAAATGAATTTACAAAAGTATTAGATGATTTACCTAAGTTTGATGAAGTAGCACCAAAAACAAAACCAGTAATAGATATACCAGACACTAGAGGTCAAGGAAAATTTTATCATGGTGCTGCTAGTGAAATTAATCTTGTAGAAGGTGGTGAATTTGGTAAAGCTGTAGAAAATTTATATGGAGATGGGTTTTATGTCACAGAAGATTTAGTAACTGCTGCTAAATATCAGAAAAAAAATAGAGTAAAAGGTAAAAAACCTAGTGGTGTTGTTTATGAAGTTACTGAAAAACAACCTGTAAAGTTTTTTGATTTAGATGCACCTGCAACACCAGAACGAATAGATCAACTGCGTAAAATTTTTGATGTTGATGCTTATGATGAAGTTGATATTATTGATAGAGCTTTAGATAATGTTGGTTCAAATGCTAGTATTGCTCAAATTTATGATGAAATAAAATTAATTTCTAATGCTAATGATCTTAGTGCTAATACGACAGCAGACTTATTTTCTTCTTTTACTGAAGAATTACAAAGAGAAGGTTTTGGTGGTTTAACACATCAAGGAGGAAAGAAGGCAGGTAAAGGTAAAAGACTACATCAAGTAAGAATATATTTTGACCCAGCAAATTCTTTAAATATAAATAAAGTAAATTTAGGTGGTAGTGTAAAAACTAAGACAAAAGCTACTGATTTGCCTTTACAGCAATCAAAGCCTAATCCTAAAATTTGGGGAAACGTAGAAAGTATTACAGAAGACGTATGGGAAACAACAGGTAAAGCTTTAAATAGAGTTGTTATACCTGATGATTTTTCTGTAGAAGCTGCAAGTGCTATGGGATATGACGAACTGTTGCCTAAAGTAATACAAATAGCAAAAAAAATTAGTCCTAATGACCCAGAAAAACACATGAGAGTTTTATATCTTGGTGCAATAAAAGAACAGAAAAGATTAGCTACAAATGTAAGTCGATATATGAATGATATAGAACAAGCTTTCTTGCTTGGAGAAGATATACCAGATGAACTACTACAAAATTGGTCAGAAGATATATCAAGAATGATAAATCTTGCAGGTCCAACTAAAAAAATAAGTAACGAAACAGCAGGTACAGTAAGAGTTAATCAACTTATAGATGCAGAACCTAAAGATGTTAGTCGCATGCCTGTTGACGAACAAGTAGCAAAAGGTATTGGTGGTGGAGAAAAAACTGCTGATAGAGTTCAAAGAGAGAAGTTTCAAACAACGACAAGAGACTTAGTAGAAAAAACAAAAAAACAAATATCTGAACAAAAATTAGTACCAACAAAAGAAGAACTATATGAAGGTATGCAAACCTACATAAAAAATAATGATATTGAAGGTTTGCTAGGTATTACAAGAAAAGTATTAGCTATGCAGGGTGACAGTAAAAGAATTAGTAAACTTGTTAAAGGTATAGGATTTGGTGAAGGTGCAGCAAAAGTTATGCGTATTAGTAATGAAATATTTATCAATAGTTTGTTGTCTGCACCAGAAACACAAATTATTAACATTATCGGTTCTTTGTTTAATGTAGCTCTTGGACCTTTAGACCTAGCAGCAGGTAGTCCAATAATGGATATGCAGATGAAAAAAAGGGCAGCTAGAGAACTTGCTGCTATGTTTACGACATTTAAAGATAGTATGACCGCAGCAGGTAAAGCATTATGGCTAGATAAAAATATTCTTGATGAAAGAAGAATGTTTGGACAAGATGCTTATGAAAGATATGCAATAAGAATGGCAGGGGATTCTATGTTTGCAAAAAGTATTAACTTACTTGGTCATGGAGTTAGATTACCTTCTCGTTTTATGATGGCAGGTGACGAAGTTATAAAGCAAACTGCATTTCGTTCAACTTTAATGGGTGAACTTGCACAACAAGCAACAGAAAAAGGACTTACAGGAAAAAGTTTTAGTATTTATGTTAATAGTAATTTTGATGAAGTTATAAATATTGTTAATACAAAAAGTTTTACTAATAATATGGACACCGCTTTTCCTGATTTTGTGCCAAATGAAAATATTTTAGACTCATATACAAGAGCTTTAGATTACGCAGCAGATAGAACATTTACAACTGAATTAGGTAAAGGTTTTGGTCTTACAGGTGCAGGGTCAGCACAAACTAAAAAACTTGCAGAAATATTAAAATCTACTGCTTTAAAACCAATAGTTCCTTTTGTTACTACACCTGTAAATATAGGTAAACAAGTTTTAAGAAGAACAGGTGTGCCAGATATGCAAACTTTGTTTAAAGGTATGCCACCTAAATACAACGCAACATTAGGAAGAATATTAAAAGAACACAACGATAATTTATTAAGTGAAGATTTAGCTACTGCTTATAGAGCTAATGGTGAAGCTACTGTAGGTGCTACAATATGGGCTTATTTTATAGCTTTAGCAGCAGCAAAAGATAATCCAGAAGCAGAATTAGCTCTTGTTGGTGGTGGTCATCATAATAGGTGGTTAAGAGAAGGAGAAAAAAGAACTGATGAACTGCCTTACAGTTTTAGAGTTATACAGAAAGATAAAGATGGCAACATAATTAGAGGAGACAATGGACAACCAAACTATGAATACATAGATATTTTTTCAAGAATGGAACCAATCGGGTCTTTACTTATGATTGCAGGTGATATGGCATATATGAGAGATTTTCAATCAGATGAAGATTATGATAATGCTGCTTATGCTCTTACAGCTTTACTTTCAAGAAACCTAAATAATAAATACATGATTCAAAATATTGCACAGATGATTGATCTTACAAGTGATGTAGGTGCTTTAAAAAGATTTTATCGAATACCAGTTAATTACATTACAAACATTATTAATTACCCTGCTTCTTTAAAAAGAAGTATTACTAGAGCTAGAGGGGAAGAATGGTATGACGAATTAACAAAAAAAACATTTAAAGGTAGATTTCCTAAAAGAAAAACAAAGTTTAGAAAAGGTGATTTATTTCCACAAGAAGAAAGAACAGAAGATATAGGTGAATATGAAGGTAATGATTTTGGTAGTCTTAAAGAATCTAATAACCCTTTTCAAACATTAGATACTATTGGATTAATGATAATAAGAGATTTACAAGATGGCACATCAGGTTTTAGTGCAGATATTGAACCTATAAGAAGCATTACAACAGGAAAAATTGCAGAATATCCAGAAGGTGCTTTTTTTGGTAATTATTTTAATCCTTTTAAATATAAAAAAGAAAAAGATAATCCTATAGATGAATATTTAAGAAGAATAGAGTTTAAAGTAGTACCTCCTAGTGATGTTATACCATTTGACAATGAAGGAAATGGTATCAATTTAGATACAAAAGCTTACAATAAACTTACAGGTCTTATTCCAAACATACCTATAAATTTTAAAGGTAGAAATCCTGTATTTGACCCTAAAAATGGTAAACGATTTGGCGAAATGATTTTAGAACTATCAAGAGATAAAACAAATATAAAAGCTTTGAAATACCTTGAAAGTGATGATTCTGGTGCTATAGATGCTCAAGCCAATTTAAAAAACAAAAACAAGATAAGAAAAGAATTACAAAAAAAAGTGAGAGATATTTATAAAGTATATAAAGAAGCTGCGATAGAATATTACAAAGAATTTATTTTAGACCCAGAATTGAAAAAACAAGCAGAAAATGAAACTACAAGAGCTAATGAAGATATAATCAGAATAATTAAAACAAAAGTTAATGACTAATTATGGCTACTAATACAGTTCCGTCAAAGCAAACTCATACGGCAGCTAACAATAGTAGCGGTAATACATCTGGTCCTTATTCAATAAGTTTTGATTATTTAGATCAAGCTGACGTACAAGTTAGTGTGAACGGTGTATTAAAAACACAAGAAACACACTATACATTTCCTAGTAAAACACAGATATTATTTACTACTAATAACTTTCCTACGATTGGACAAACTATAGAAATAAAAAGAAATACTGATATAACAACACCTAAAGTAGATTTTGAAGACGGTTCTGTATTAACTGAATCTGATTTAGATAACAACAGCAAGCATATCTTATTTGGTATGCAAGAAACAAAAGAAGATGTC